TCAATGGCAGCCTGGCCAGCATCGCCAGCACCATCAGCCTTGTCCTTTGCCAGCTCAATCTCAGCCTGGATTTCATCGAACCGACCAGCAGTAATACCGCCCTCTGACTCGATAATCTCCTCCAGGGCGCTGATCTTGCCCTCTGCCTCACCAGTACGCACCTCCAGCCCGCTGACTCGCTGGGCTGTTACGCCGTCGGCGTCAGCGGTGACGCGCGCCAGCTCGGTGATCCTGGCATCCAGCTCTTCATCACCCCGGTTAACGGTGGCCTGCAGCCCGTCGATTCGCTGCGCCTGGCTAGATAGCTCATCGGTGTGGACCGTCAACTTGCTTTCAGCGTTGGCCAGCCGCTCGCCATGCTCATCAACCTCTTGCTGCGTAGCCTTCTGGGCCAACTCCCCCTTGGTGGCGTTCAGCTCCTGCCCAATCTGGGTAACCTTCTTCTGCTCCTCGGTGAACTCACCCTTGGTCACCGTCTGGCTCAGGCTGGCGTCGAGCCCGTTGATACGCTGCTCAGCCTCTGTGATTCGCTGCCCTTGGCTATCAACTGTGACGTTATCCGCCTTGCTGGTGATCTGTCCTGATACGGCATCCAGCGACTGGTGTACCTCTGTGATGGAGGTGCGCAGCTCTTCACGGACGGCGTTAACCGCATCCATGGTGATGTTGCCATTCTCTGGATCAACCTCGAACACCGCATCCCGGAAGCTGTCAAAGTCGCCCTTATACTTGTCGATCTTGTCGTTCAGGCGGTCCTGCACCAGCCCGATATCGATACTGGCATTGCCAAGCTGGTCCTGTGCGTCCTTGAGCAGCGCCTCGCTTTCCTGCTGCTTCTGGTTCAGAGACGCCAGCTCCCCCTCTAGGCTGGGGATCTTGTTCTGGATTGAGCCGATGGAGACATCCACCTCCTCCAGCCTTGGCTTGATTGCCTCCACATCCATGGAGAGTTGTGGCACTTTCTTGATGGGGTCTAGCAGTTCCTTGGCCAGATGGCTCTCATCAATCTGCCCCTGCAGCTCATCAAGGATGTCCTGCACATCGCGGCTGGTCTCAGCCTTCACGCCGTTGGCGTTAAAGGGGCCTGCATCATCCTTCCCATTAACGAAACGAACCCAATAGTAAAACGTGGCCCCTTTGCCGATGGCATCAGATAACACATTGGCCGATGTAGTACCGACCAGCGTGGCAGCCGGCAGGCTATCAATCTCGGCTCGCCATACCTCGGCATGAGCATGGCCACGGTAGTTAGGTCCATCCCAGTCGATAACTACGGTATGAAACGCACCATTAGCCTGCACATTGACCGGCGCGTGAGGCTTGTCATAGGTGCCGGTAGGGAATAGGTCCGGGTTCTTGCCGGGGGCGAACGAGCCGCCAGCACCAGGGCGCAGCGTCGCCAGGCCCAGCGCGGTCAGCTCGCGCAGCGTGACAGCCTTGTCCAGCTTATTGCCGCGCTGCCCTGTCAGCAGCTCGACGTTTTCGGCGGTGGCGGCCTGATCTCGCCCGGCCCGGTATGCTGCTTTTGCCATTACATCAACTCCGCCATTGAGCCAGCCAGGGTAATACGCCGCACCGTAGCGGTACCGAACACCTCGATTTGCCACCATCGGCCACGCACCGGTGGCAGCCTGAACGCGCTCACGGTCAGATTGCCGGGTGATAGCTCCATTACCTGCTGGTTATCCACGAACAGCCTGATCCCGATCTGAGTGATGTCTGACGACAGGATCCGGCAGCAGCCATAAGCCGTGCCGCTGACATTCATAAACACCTTCGAGCGCCAGACGAACTGACCATTACCGGTCTCTCCGCCGCGCCAGATATGCAGATCCCGCCCCTTGGCTACAAACAGGCTATCGCTCTCCATGCCCGAAACAGCCGCATCCCAGCGATTGGTCAGCTCACGCAGGTCGCCAGACTTGGGGTCAAAGATAAAGGCGTGGGTATCGGTCAGACCGACGTACTTGCCTTCGTGATGCCAGGCGCGCAGGGTTTCAGGCTTCATGGCTTGCCACTGCTTGCGGGTGATCACCTGTTCGGTCACCACCTGTCCACCGCTGGCGCCAATGCCAACCAGGCCGTCAGGGGACGCATAGAGCACGACGCCATCCATCGCCACCATGGAGCGCGCACTGATACAGGCTTGCGGCAGGTGGCTGAGCTTTTGGTTTGTTACCGAGGAAGAGCTCACGCCTTGAGCCAGATAGGGGTAACCCTTGGTGCCAATCACCAGCGCAGTATCAATGGCGGCGATCGCCACGATATCGTGCTCTGTGGTGAGCCGGTACTTCTCCGGCCAGGCATAGGGCAGATAGGGCTCGCACAGATAGAGCGAGTTGCCAGCAAAGCCAGCACACATGCCGTTGGCCATCTGGCACAAGCCGCGCAGGGCAGCAGGTGGCGGCGCGTAATCGTAGGTCTCCAGCGCGGGGCCTAGCTCACCATCGGCAAGGCCATCCACAAACGAGGCTTGCGCAATAGGCAGCTCTGCGACCAGCAGGTAATCAGCCAAGCCACCACCGGAGACAGACCGATAGATCCGGCGCTTGGTGATGTTGTTATCCTGCGACTGCGGAGGGGATAGCGCCAGCGTCACCGTTGATTCAGGAATAGGGATTGCCACCTTGCCGCTGGCAGGCCCGGGCGGCCCCTCCTCGCCCATGGCGGTGACATAGGTGTCAACGTAGTAGCGGGTTTCGTCATCGGTGCAACAGGAACGCCGGGCGCAGGCACCCCGAGCCGATACCAGGCAGTAGGCTTGGCACTGCCACCTGTCGCTATCTGGGCATGGGTCACCTTGGGGTATTCGCCATCGGTGTAGTAGACCCGCTGATACTCATCCTGAGCGATAGGTGAGCGCATGGCCTCAACCACCTTGTTCCATGCAAACCAGTGCTCGCCATAGCGGAACAGGGTCGTTGGCGTGATAGGCAGCACCACACCAGCGCTCGCATCCTCCTCGATGGGAGAGATAACGCCGTGATCAAAATGGCAGTCGCGGGCCACCACGGCCACTTCATCAGACAACAGGTGAGGCTCCACGCGCGGCGTTACTCCTCGCATGGTGACGATATCAATGGCTGACATGGGATTCTCGGCGGGCAGGAAACAAAAAGGCCCACTCAGAATAGAGCGGGCCATGATGGGTAAATCCTAACGCTGACAGCGCCAGGAGGCAAGGCTCACTTGGCTGGCTGCAGCACCTCGGCGCAGGGGCGCGGCACCAGGATAGTTTTGCCATGGTGAACCTCCTTCACCTGGCAGACTGGCCCGGGGGCCGTGGCGGTATTCCATGCCCAGCCCAGCAGCACGGCGACCACGATCGCTGTAATGGGTTCGAGACGAACGATCATGATGCCTCCAGTTTCGATGCCCAGACATACTGGGGCGTATCGACGATGACAGTCACCGGCGCCAGCGCGGCGGCCAGCTCAGGGTCTTGAGTGCGCACATTGGCGTGATATCCCGGCTCCGGCTCGCGGATGGCGATCTCCACCCCATCGACAACCTGCACCTCGCCAGTCGGGCGCGTCACCATGCCAGGCGGCAGAAGCTGCAACGATGCGGTGTGGTGATAGAGGGTTCCGCTTTCGCTGTCCTTGATAAATCCGGCAGAGATAAGCGCTTTGGTCATGGCGGCCTTATCGGCCGCCTTTAAGTTGAGGTCGATAAAGTCGGTCATGCTACCGCCTTGATTTGATTATCGGTGAGGGCACGATGCCAGATGCGAAGATTTCGGATGTGGCCAAAAAAATATCTAGCATTATCGCTAGACTCCGCTCTGCCGATGTAGAGAGTGTTACCGAGGGTCTGCCCCTTCCAATCCCCCTGCGTTGGCACCCCAAACGCACCCGATGAAAATTCATTTCTAACCCCATTTGCAGCTCTGAAAACTGCCGTGCCAAATAATTGGCAAGTGACGCCGGGCGACAACCAGCCATCGGACTCATTCAGGCTTTGCAACTTAAGCGGCTGGGATGATGTGTTAACCCGTAGTCCGTCGTATGTCTTGTCGCCAGCCTTAAATCCCAGTAGCTGGGCTGGAGCAAGGCCTGACCGATTAGCAGATAAGAGGTTATAATTGCATCCGATGGTTGCTGGCACGACAAAATTACCGGCCAACTGGACGCTGCAAACGTCAGCAGCACGGGTCACCGCTGCACCGGCGGTCGGGATGTAGGAGCTGGCGAATGGTAGGGCTTCTATTTGCATTGCACAAAGAGTGACCCCGTTCGCGTAGCCTGCTTCCCAGTAGATGCCTGTCACATTAGGGTTGGAGTTTGCAGCAGAACCGAGGCTGAAGGACAACACCGTGTAAGGGCCATATTGTCCCACCACCCTATGGGATTCTTGGGGGGAGTTTGCGAATCTACCCCGTAATTGTGTTGCGCCTTCCACATATCCCGTTACTATCGCGGTGATCGTATACGCTGCACCGATAGTTAAGTTTCCCGCGCTGGTGTGCACATAACCCGCTGCACCACCCTTGAGGGCAACCGCGTTCGGAAAGTTTGAGTCAGGACTAGCAATAGCGTCTACCCTGGCCCATTTACCGATAAACTCCTGGCTCCACGGGAAAAGGTTGGTACTCTGCCCCTCAATCAGCAGCCCCTCTTTCTCAAAGCGCGGCTCATTAGCGGCGGCGGTTTTCCGCTGGCCGTCTTTGCCGATGTAAGTCGCCGTTGAGTTGCGGGAAAAGTTGACCATCCGCGCCACCACATCCGACCCTACCAGCACATCCCGCCCATAGCCTGTGATCAGGCGCAGGCTATCAGAGAGCGGCGCCCACACATCCGGCAGGGGAAGCGCCGCAGCGGCAACAATCCCCGCTGCCCGGTCGGCCTCTGTGACAGCGCGATCCGCTTCGGTCTTGGATCGATCTGCCTCGACCTTGGCGCGGGCAGCCTGGCCTTCACCCTCGCTGGTCACCCGCTTCCAAGGGATCAGCTTGTGAGTCGTGCCGTCCGGGGCGGTTACCGTGATCTCTGCCGCATCGCTGGTAAACAACTGCTGAACCATATCCGACTGACTCTGGTAGTAGGATAGGGAGGCGTTCAGCTTGCGGGCAAACTCCGGGATGGAGTCAGAGAAGGTGGTGATGATCTCGTAAGCCTTGCCGGTGCCGGTGGTGCCACGGAACGCCTGCACGAGATGCAGCTCGGTGTTTGACACCACGTAATCGACCTCATAGAGGTCAACCGTGGTGCCGGTGGTCATACAAAAAAGGTGGCCCTTGGCCACCCCGTTCTTGGCATCTGCAAAGGTGGTTCCGGTACCGGTCACCTTCTTGCTGCCGTTGGTGACGGCTACAGTGCCGTCACGCTTCCACACTCCAGCCATCTATGCGCCCCTTACTGCCCTGTTACCCGGTTAAAGCCAGCCTGCTGACGGGCTTCCATGTTGGCGTCAGCCTGGGTTTTCTCCCCAAGCTGCTGCAGGAATGCGTTGTAGTGACCTGCCGCGCGGTTGCTGTTGGCGGCATACTCGGCATCCTTGGAGAAGCAGCGGTAGAGCATGAAATCTATGACGGGGTTGATGTAGATATCATCCAGATCAGCCATGGCTGGGGTGCTGGCGTTCTCTACATCAGCCAGCTGCTTGGATTGAGGGGCGACAGAGTAGATCACGTCCACCTTGACCGCGGCGGCCGGACCTGGGTGCAGATAGAAGGTCTTGGGGTCGCGCTCTTCGTAGCAGTAGTTATCAACGGATGTCGCCGTCTTGCCGGAGTGCCAGTCGGGATAGCTGTCATCCAGCGCCTTGCGCGGCACAAAGCGGATCACCTTGCCGTTGGCGTTGCGCAGCACCTCAATCAGCCGCAGGGCGTCGGCAGGCAGCGCCTGCTTGGTGCCTGCTACGCAGATAAACTCAACGTTCTTGGTGTGAGCGTCAGGGCGAACCAGCACGATCGCTTTGGTGGCGTCGTTGTAGTAGTCCAGCAGCTCCTGCTTGGGCCAGCGGGTAAAGGTCGGATCGACAAGCAGGGTGTTAACCCGCTTGATGATGGTTGAAATAGGCACGGTAGCCATGGCGACTCCTTAGAAAAAGCTGTGTTTGCGGGGCGGGTTGTAGTATTCGACTTGGGTCGGGGCGCTGTGCTGTTTGCGGAACCGGCCGGCACGACGCCACCCCTCGACAAACTCGGCGCGATGGAAGTTGGCCCGCTTGGGGTCAGACCAGGGGCGATCCGGTTGGGCATAGAGCAGCGCAGCCACACCATGGGCGATGGCCTCGGCATGGTCGGTGTAGAGCTGTGCCGGTAGCTCCTTGGCGCCTTTTACCGGGGCCGCCACGTACCAGATCCGCACATTGCTCAGATCGGTCAGGATGCTCAGCTCATTGGCCGACATGGCGAAGTAGTCGCGTCCAGAGTCCAGCGGCACGCCATCAGCACCGGTGAGGTGCAGCACATTGCAGGAGGTGACCCCGTCCACATTGCACACCACCTCCAGACTGCCAGCCGCCGCACTTGGCAGCAGGCGATCGAGGGTGATTAGCTCGGATTCGCGGCAGAAGGTGATTGCCGCCTCGGTCACGGCCTCTTCCAGCAGCATCTCGAGCGGACCTGTGATGTGCAGCCTGACGGTAGGCAGGAACTGCTCGCGGGGTACCATTTGCATGCTTAGCCCTCCGCCTTGGCGGCCTTGGCTTTCAGGGCATCACGAACGCGAATGCGGAATTCACCAACGTTCTCTTTCGCACCTTGCTTCTCGATGCCCAAATCCTCCCCTTCAACCAGGGTTGCCAGCTGGGCCGAGGTGAGTTTGGCCAGATCGACAGTGCCGACCACCATGCTCTGCTCTTCGGCCAGGCGGGCGGCTTCGGCGGCAAGGCGCTCCTGCTCTTCAGCTTCCATTCGTGCGATGGTCTCCTGTCGCTCCAGCGCGCCAGCCAGCGCGTCATGGCGGATCCAGACGGTAGGGAACTCCAGCAGCTGCATGGCGATGTGGCTCTCCACATCAACGGGCGTGTGGCGCGGGAACACCAAGCGGGATCCGGTCACGGTGTCTTTCTTGCTCGGCTTGTCGCCGATATAAACCACGGCAATTTTGTCGCTCACGGCAATATCTCCAATCCAGAAATGAAAAAGCCCGGCACTGGGCCGGGCATGGCGTGACTGGCATCCTTACAGGTTGCCGATCACCTCATAGTGCAGCTTGAGCTTGACCGTGCCGGTCGCCGCACCACCGCCGACGGTGAGGGTGATCTCCTGCCCGACATCAGTCAGCAGGTCATCAACTGGGAAATACTTTGCCACCGCCGACACCGTGCTCTCGGCGTTGATGATGACCGTCGAGCCTACGGTGACGGTGAGGGTGGTACTGGCGCCCAGCGCGCCGCTGATGAGGGTGGCGCCAACCACTTTCAGGTTGGGCTCCACCTTGTCACCGAACGCGACTACATCACCGGACGGCACGGCCGCCAGCTTGGCCACCAGGGTCGGGGAGATAGAGAGGTTTCCGAACGAACCAACAAACCAGCGGTAAGCTCGGGCGAGCAGGGTAGTTTTGGCCATGACATGGCTCCTTATCTGGTCAGATATCAACAGGAGGGGGCACTAACCCCCTCGCTACGGTGGGCGGCTTAGCGGCCGACGGCGCTGACGGCGGTATCCAACACCATGCAGCCATGGTCCTGAATGTTGCCGTTACGCTGCTTGAAGCGGATCTTCTGCAGGCCGGATACCCAGCTGATGGAGATCTCGGTGCTGTTGCCGTGGTCGGTTTTCTCTTCGTGCATGCCGAAGGAACCGCCCTGCTCGCCAGAGCCGAAGGCGTTAGCCAGCGCCTGACCGCCCAGCAGCACGGCGCGGTCGATGATGGTGCCAGCAACCTTGTCCACTTCCACGCCGGTCGCAGAGTTGGCTGCGCACACCTTGACGGTGCTGCCTTGGTTGAAGCGGATCGGCATGCCCTTGTATGGCTTGACCAGGATGCCGCGCCACATCGCACCCTCACCGCGGAAGATGGGGTGATTCCAGCCCTTGCTGCGCTCCATCGCGGACGCCAGCATTGCCTGCCAGTCCTTGCCGGAGCTGGAGGTATAGAAGTCGTGCCACTGGCGCGGGGTGACGTAGAGCACGTAAAGCGGCTCGCCACCGGACGGGTCGGAGACCATGCGGGCTGGATGGGGTTGGCCATCTCGGACAGGAACAGCGACATGTTGTCCACGCAGCCCAGATTGAAGCGGTCAGCCGCGTCGATGCCTTCGAAGCTGGTCGCATCACCACCGAAGAAGTGGCGCTCGTAGGTTGGCGCAGTCAGCGGGTTGATCATGATGTCGGCAAATTCCGGGTCATCCGCCAGCGGCAGAATGATATCGGTCGCGGAGTAGTCGCCGCGGGCGCCGGCCAGCTGAGCAAAGCCGCGCTGGTCAACCAGGCGGCCGTAGTAGCCATCACCCAGCAGCACGCGGGCGGTCTTGATCAGGTCGTGCTTGGTGCGGGACTGGCTCATTTTGCCGCCAGCATCAACGCCGTGACGGGTCTGATTGACCTTGAGACCGAAGTCAGCGAAGGACAGGGACTCGAGGCGCCCATCCAGCTTCTTGTCGCCCATGGTCGGGCGGCCAGAGAGCTGATGGAACAGCTGCATATCAACGGTGTCGCCAGCAACCTTGGCCAGGTCGGTGATACGCACTACCGGTGCGCCCGCGCTGGTCTGCTTGCCGCCGTTGACCTTGACGCCCTTGGGGGCCTCTTCGGTCAGCATGTTCACCAGCGAATGGGAACGGTTGGCCGCGGTAAACAGGGCGGCCTGCAAAATCTTGTTGGCTTGCGCCGAGGTGACTTGGGTCATGATCCTCTCCTACATGAAAACAAAAACCCCGACACAGTGGCCGGGGTTGGTTGATGTAAACGGGGTTGTTGGTTAGAACCCGGACTGCTCCAGCAGCGCCTCGATCTGGGCGTCGCTCATAGCACCAAGCTCACCGACCAGTTCGGTCTGGGACATGGCGCCATAGCGCTCGACACCCGTTGCCGGTGCGTGATGGGTTTGGCCGAGTTCTGATGGGCTGGACGGGATGTGATCAGCGGGTTTCTCTGCCGCCTTGCCGGGTGCCTTGGCGGGAGGTGCTTCAACCTCGTCGCCAAAGGCCAGCTTGGTGCGGCGAGCCACTTCTGCGAATCGCTCCGCCAGCGGCTTGTTGCTCCACGCGGGGTCGGCCTGCAACTTGTCATCGATAGTGAGGGCCATATCGAAGCGGTCTTGGTCGCCGTCACGCCATGCGGCCAGGTCAGGTACCGCCTGCAGTGCGGCCTGTACCTGGTTGGCGACTGGCTGAACCTGTTGCGGCGCGGCTTGCGGCTCCAGCTTTTGGAGTTTGCGGGCAATGGCAGCGATGGACTTGCCGAGATCCGGATAGTCCTGCGCCAGTTGCTCCAGCTCTTCCTGGCTGATGTCGTCAGGGTCAACCGATGGGTCAATCCCGTTCTTCTCCAGCAGCGCCTGCAACTTATCCCGCTCTGCCTTGGCCTGCTGCGCCTGAGCCAGCTGCTCACGCAGTTGTTTGGTCTCATTGCGCGCCTGCTCCAGCACTTCATACGGGATAGTGTGTTGACCGTTCTTGGCCATAACGACCTTTTCAGGTGCGCTGGCCTGTTCCTCAACCTGATTGGCCGCGGCTTGTTCGTTACCGGCTGCCACCTCGCCCGCCGACGGCGCGGGTTCTACGTCCGTTTGCTTGGTGTCAGTGCCATTGTCCAGCTCGACATCGGGCGCTTGCTCAATCTCGGCCAGCATGGCTTCCAGTTCGTCCAGGCTTTCAGTCCCGGTCAGGTTATCGATGGTTTTGCTCATGGTCGTCCTCGTGGGTTTTCAGTGGGTGGTATCGCTGCCCAAGCGGGGGAAGGCTCTCGGTGAAAGCGCTCCCCGGCTGGGGCTGGGCATAAAAAAGCCCGCACAAGGCGGGCAAAGGCTGTCGTCTATCGCTAGGGATTCGTTGCTGCGGCAACGCGCTCATTCAGCGCGGCCAGATATTCACGCATCGCAACCAACTGGCGCTTCATGCGGTTCTGCTCATCTGCGCTCAACGCGCAAAAGCTAATCGTTCCAGTGAACGATTCCAGCTTGCCGGTGCGCTCTGCCAGCTGCTCTTGCTCCATGCGCATGCGCTCGACGTGGCTTGGTTTTGGGCTTCCGCCATCAACACCGCGCACCTCGTCAATGCTGTGTTGGCCAACACTGAGGCTGTTGTTGTGGATGATGCCGCAGGGCATCTCAATAAGCCGAGCCATCTCATCGCTATCAATGGCTCGGTCGATAACGCGGACCGGAACCTCAAGTAAACGCTTAAGCCGCCAACCTTCCAGCTTCCACAGCTCTTGGTGGGCCTTGGCTTCGGCATCCTTGATGGCGTACTTGGCGCCGAGCTCTGCATTGAAGTTGGCCGGGTCGGCGCAGGCGGTCATGCCGATGGCAAG